ACAGCAGGGGACGGTGCGTCCTTTGCCGCGGACGAGATGCAGATTCCGTTTATCCGGATCCTGCAAGCACTGTCTCCGCAGTTGAACAAGAAGAAGCCTGAGTTCATCGAGGGGGCATCGTCCTCTGACATGTACAATACGGTCACTGGTCAGCACTGGGACGGCGAGGAAGGCTTGGTTGTTGTACCATGCTTCCAAGTCACCAAGTATCTGGAGTTCGTACCTCGTGATATGGGGGGCGGGTTCAAGGGAGAAATCCCTCCGAACGATCCGATGCTGCAACGCACCACTCGCGAGGGGTCCAAAGAGATCCTGCCTCACGGCAACGAGTTGGTTAAGTCAGATCAGCACTACTGCTTGGTGCTTGATGCAGACGGTGGGTTCCAACCTGCGGTCATCGATATGAAGTCGAGCCAGTTGAAGGTCAGCCGCCGCTGGAAAACCCAGATCGCAATGCAGAAGATCAAGCATCCTAAGACTGGTGCGATGGTTACTCCTGCGGTCTACGCTACGACTTGGCGTTTGACTACGACTGAAGAGTCCAATGACCAAGGTACATGGGGCAACTACCAAGTTGCGAACGAGGGCTTGGTTACATCGCGTGATGTCTTGATGGAAGCGAAAGCATTCCGAGAGTCCATCATGGCTGGTGAAGTGAAAGCTGCTAAAGACCCAGAACAACAGGCCGCGGCCAGTTCTGTACAGGATGATGATTCCATCCCGTTTTAAGCAGTTCGACAGGGTGGTTCTTGGGGAAGAGCCACCCTGTTCTTTTCACTTAGGAGCAGTACATGACACAAGCACAAAGACTGCTTGCAGTATTCGTTGGGGCTAAGGCTGCGCACGGCACAACAACCGTGGGCCGAGTCGGACGGAATGGTAAAGCAGAATCCAAGAGTATGATTGTTCGTGAACCTCTGACCGAGGAACTTGTGCAGTCCCACATCGATGGGAAGCAGGGTATCGGTGCAATCCCAATCAACGAAGAGAACAAGTGTAAGTTCGGTGCGTTGGACATAGACATCTATGATCTGAACCACAACGAGGTCCAGGCCAAGATCCAGAAGATGAAGCTGCCGTTGGTGCATTGCCGATCAAAGTCGGGCGGTGCTCACCTGTACTTGTTCTTGAAGGACTGGGAGCAGGCGGCGGACATACGAGATTATTTGACAGAGATGTCTATAGCTCTGGGCTACAGCGGTTGCGAAGTATTCCCGAAGCAAGACACGATCATTGCGGAGCGTGGTGATGTGGGCAACTTTATCAACACGCCATACTTCAACGCGGAGTTACCGCAGCGGTACGCCTTCAACGAGAAGTGCGAAGCCTTGGAACTGGATGAGTTCTTGGAACTGGTTGACAAGACCAAGGTGTCTCTGTCCGACCTTGAGAGTATGCGCTTATCCAAGCCTCGTCAGCATTTCACAGACGGACCACCCTGCCTTGAACATCTGGCGGCGGAAGGTTCGATCTCTCAGTACCGCAACAACACGTTCTTTAACGTGGCTCGGTACTGCAAGATGAAGAGCCCTGACGATTGGCAGAAAGAGTTCGAAGGGTACAACCGGACTTTGTCCAGCCCTCCTCTGCCGTCCAGTGAGATTGTGAATCTGACCAAGCAGCACGAGAAGAAAGATTATCTGTTTACCTGCAAGGAAGAACCGATGCGCAGCTACTGCGATCCGGCGATCTGCGCCACCCGCAAGTTTGGCATTGGAACCGATGGTCCTGACAACGTGGCTGTCGGCGGTCTTACCATCATGCTGTCGGAGCCTCGGCTGTTCTTCATGGACGTTGATGGTGATAGGATCCAGCTGAGTACTGAGCAGTTGCAGAACCAAACCTTATTCCAGAGAGCGTGTATGGATCAGAAGAACATCATGCCGCCAAAGATGAAGGACGCGAAGTGGCAGCAGTTGGTCAACAGCCTGATGCAGGGAGCAACCTTCTTGGAGGTGCCGCCGGAACTAACGATAGCTGGTCAGTTTAAGGATCACTTGCGGTCTTACTGCACAAGCCACGTTCGGGCGATGGCTCCCGAGGAGATCGATCTGGGCAAGCCCTGGACGGACGGAGGTACAACCAAGTTCAAGCTGGATGGGTTGCTTGAGTATCTGCACCACCGCAGGTTCAGTTCCCTCACACGGGGTCAGATCATGCAGATGATTCGTGATCTCGGGGGAGACACGGGCAAACAAAACATTACGAAGCGTTCATCGAAGGGTGAGATTAAGTCATCCCTGCGTTGTTGGGTTATCCCTGCGTTTGATGAAGAAGAAATAGAACTACCAGTCAAGGAGATCTCAAATGACATCCCATTCTAATAAGCTGATGCGGGTATCAGACGTAGCAGACTTGCTCGGGGTATCTAAATCATACGTCTACAAGCTAGCGCAGACGGACGAATCGTTTCCTGTACCCATCGTTCTGGGTTCAGAGCACAAGAAGAGATCGTCGAGCCGCTGGGTTCTGTCTGAGATAGAGGACTGGGTTAACTCCAGACCACGAGGAAAAGAACTATGATACAGAATGCAAAACTGCTTCTCGGTCCTCCAGGTTGTGGGAAAACGTACAGGCTGATCCAAGAGATCAAGACCGCCTTGGAGAAAGGAACCCACCCCTCTCGTATCGGAGTGATCTCGTTTACCCGCAAGGCGATTGAAGAGATGATCGCTAGGTCCTGCGCTGAGTTTAACCTCGAGGCCAAGGATTTCCCGTACATGAAGACCAGCCATGCCTTCGGGTTCCACGGCCTTGGTCTCAAGACAACCGACATCATGAACGCCGAGGACTACAATAACATCGGCAGGGAGTTGGGCCTTACATTCGAGGGCCGAGAGTACACGTCCTTGGACGGGGGCATTACTCTTCCTACGATTGGTGGGGCAGGGTCGCGCTATCTGCAACTGGACAGCCGTGCCAGACTCCGGATGGTGGACCTTGAGCAAGAGTACAACGAAGAGGCGGACTGGAACCTGTTCTTTGCCAAGCTCAAGCAGTTGTCCGAACAACTCGTGGAGTACAAACGATCCACTGATAAGTACGACTTCGTGGATATGATTGAGAAGTTCATTGAGTACGGAGAGTCACCCTACTTGGACTACCTGTTTATCGATGAGGCTCAAGACTTCACGCCCCTGCAGTGGGAGATGGCGAAGAAGATCGCTGCGTCCTCGGACAAAGTTTGGATTGCAGGGGATGATGACCAAGCCATCCACCGTTGGACAGGCGTGGATGTAAATCTCTTTAACAAAAGTTCGGACAACATCGAGGTCCTGAGTCAGTCGTATCGGATACCCAAGGCGGTACACGAGGTTGCCGAAAGGATATCCATGCGGATCAGTGGCCGTCATGAAAAGGTCTTTGACTCCAGGGATGAGCAGGGCAAGGTCGAGTACGTTAACTACTTGTCGGAGATCCCGCTGCACGAAGGCTCGTTTACTTTGATGGCACGAACCAACGGGTACGTCACAGAGATGGCGAACTGGTTGCGGTCTGCAGGTCTAAAGTATTCTCGCAACGGCAAGTCCAGCCTATCAGAGGAGATGGTCAGCAACCTGATAACATGGGACAGACTTTGCCAAGACAAACCTGTCGGTCTGCAAGAAATCAAGACGCTGTATTCGGGGGTCAAGAAGCAAGGCGTGGATGCTGTTGTGACAAGGGGATCGATCAAGTTGCTTGATGCTCTACCGAGCGATGCGCAGTTGAACATGGGCACCCTGATCAAAGACTACGGTCTGTTGCGGGATTCTTCGTATGGTGCGTATGAGGTTCTCAATGTCCCAGCCTCCGAGCAGGAATACATCGATGCGATATTCCGCCGAGGGGAGGATCTTCTTTCTGCCCCTCGTATCAAGGTGTCTACGTTTCATGCTATGAAGGGAGGGGAGGATGACAACTGTGTGGTATGGACGGCATCAACGAAAGCCTGTGACAGGACCAAGTTCCCTGATGATGAGCACCGAGCGTTCTATGTTGGTGTGACTAGGGCCCGACATAATCTCTACATCTTACTCTCCAACAACAAGTATAGGTACACAATATGAAACTAACTAGAAAACACGAGATCGATGCCGCAGCGGCAGTCTTCTCTAATAAACACCCCGAGGTTAACGAACTGTTTGTTCGGTTCACTACAGAGATTATTAACCGAGGGTTCAAGAACTACTCAGTCAGTGCTATTTTTGAGCGCATCCGCTGGGAGACGGACCAAGCAGATGTGGATGGCAAGTCTACGTTCAAGCTAAACAACAACTACCGTGCTTGGTATGCTCGTAGATTTATGGAACATAACCCAGAACATGCAGGGTTTTTTAGAACCAGACGCCGTGCAAGTGCGCTGCAAGACGCTTTAGGTTTATACGAGCTTACTCCCGAGGATTTTGAATATGAAACGTGATGAAGTATTAGACACCGCCAAGGAACTGATCAATGGATCAAGGGCCAAGGACTACGGGGATGCATACGAGAACTTCGAACGCATCGCCGAGGGTTGGAACACAATCATCCGGAACGCTATGAATACCCATGGGCACGTCACACCGCAGCATGTTGCGTTGATGATGGACTGGGTGAAGACGGCTCGTCTGCTCAACGATATCGACAAGGCAGATTCGTGGATCGACAAGTGTGGTTACAGCGCCTTGGGCTCAGAGTTCTCGGATCGTGAGTCGGAAATACAGAAGCGTCTGGATGTATTCTTGAAGAAGGACACCTAATGTCACAGCAGAATCTTTTCTCAGAGGATGGCGGTGAGCACAGCGACCTCAACTACCAGATCAAAGGCGAGATGGATATCATCGAGGTCGATTGGAACATCCCCACAGAGTACCCAGATCTCACTGGATACAAAGAAGTCGCCGTCGATCTGGAAACCAAGGACCCGAATCTTGTAACTCTTGGCCCAGGGTGGGCCCGAAACGATGGGCACATCATCGGCATTGCTGTCGCTGCGGGAGAGTACAAGGGCTACTTCCCCATCCGGCACGAGAACGGACACAACCTAGATCCGCGGATCACGATGAAGTGGCTAAAGAAGCAGCTGTCTGTTCCAGAGATGGACGTGATTATGCACAACGCCACCTACGATGCGGGCTGGCTGCGGGCCGAGGGCGTGGAAGTCAAGGGTCGGATCATCGATACGATGGTGACAGGCGCATTGGTTGACGAGAACCGTTGGACCTTTAGCCTTGATTCGTTGGCCCGTGACTATGCTGGCATCCGCAAGGATGAGAAGCTGCTCAAGGCTGCGGCTCTTGAACGTGGGCTGAACCCCAAGTCAGAGATGTACAAGCTCCCTCCTAAGTTTGTTGGCGGGTACGCTGAGATGGACGCCGTTGCCACGCTTGAACTGTGGCGGGCGTTGAAGGTTCACCTCGACAAGGATGAACTGTGGGACGTGTGGAACCTAGAGATCGG